TTGCATCCCAAACTCTGCGGTCTTGACACATGGTAGCAACAGCAGCCACTTTCATACCCATATCATAAAGAGTTTTAGACAATTTTAATCTTTCGCAATTTTCATCACGAACGGTTGTGCCTGTAGAAATACCAAAAATTTGTGTTTGAACTGCACTGCTGGATCCAGTGGTACACAAATCATTATTACCGCCACTCATCATTGTTGGTGCAACAGCGGTTGGTGGTGGTTGAATTATTCTTTGTGTTACATCTGAAGTATTGATGTTTCTATTTGTCATGTCACCAGAGTTGACATTGTTATTTGTATTTGTGCTTGTTGATGCACTAGTATTTGTGTTAACATTGTTATTATTGTTGGTCATCGTACCGCTGTTCACATTGTTATTTGTGTTTACGTTTGTACTGGTGCTTGTATTAACATTGTTATTGTTGTTGTTCATCGTACCGCTGTTCACATTGTTATTTGTATTAACTGTGGTAGATGTGCTCGATGATGTGCTGGTGTTGACATTATTGTTGTTATACGTCATAGTACCGGTGTTCACATTGTTATTTGTGTTTACACTGGTGCTCGTATTGACATTTGTGGAAACACTATTCACATTTGTGTTGTTAGTGTTCGTTGTGGTTGCAGTGCTGGTATTATTGGTGTTTACGGTACTTGTAGATGTTGATGTACTATTCGTATCTACCAGTGTGCTCGAATCATAAACTGTTTGTGCAACAGATGATAAAGACATGACAAAAAGCACCGCTGCGGTGAACTTTTTAATCATTTATTTCCCTTTTCCCTACTAATTCGTTTGACAAATTATTTTTTTACTGTATAATGATATTATCAAGTAGGAATAATTTATCTGACATACATATATTTATGTCATCAATAAACTAAAAGGCAATTATGAAAATTTACGCTTTAAAATTAATTACCGGAGAAGAAATTTTGGGTGAAGTGGTAAAAACCACGGATCATAGTATGACACTTAAAAATCCAGTTGGCATTGCAATTGTTCGTGGCCAAAATGGTCCAAATGTTGGTTTCTCTCCCTTTCCACTTCATGCAGAACAAAAATCTGATTCTACTATTGACTTATCGAAGACGCATATAGTATACTCGTATGTTCCTGCACAAGACTTTATAGACAACTATAATCAAATATTTGGTTCTGGTATTGTGTTACCCAACAAGAAAATTATTACGGGATAATGAAAGATTTTTATACTAATGTTCAGAATCTTGGCGGCAAGATTCTCTATCGTGGCATTCAAAACGGAAAAAGAGTCAAAGAGAAAATTGATTACCAGCCAAAACTTTATTTGCCAACCACAAAAAATTCAAACTACAAATCACTTGATGGTTTATCACTTCTAGAAAAAAGATTTGATTCAATTTACGAAGCAAAAGAGTATATCAAAAAGTTCGAAGGTGTACCTGGCACACCAAAAATTTATGGTAACTCAAGATTCGAATATGCGTTTATTGCAGATCAACATCCCAACATGATTGAATGGGATAAAGAGAAGATTGATATTGCAATTATCGATATTGAGGTTGGTTCTGAAAATGGATTTCCTGATCCTTATCAAGCGAACGAACCTATCACCGCCATTGCTTGGAAAAATCTTGGTGGCCACATGTATGTTTATGGTTGTGGTGATTATGTAAATGAAAATCCCGACAAAGTTACTTATCATAAATGCAAAGATGAGTGGTCTTTGTGCAAAGCATTTCTAAATGCTTGGTCAACTAGAACACCAGATGTTCTTACTGGTTGGAATACAAAGTTCTTTGATGTACCATATTTGGTCAATCGCCTCAGAAAAATTCTTGGTGAGGAAGAAACTCGTCTTCTATCTCCTTGGAAATATATCTCCGAAAGAAAAACAGTAATCAACGGCAAAGCCATGACTGCATATGGCTTTGTTGGTGTTGAACAACTTGACTATATTGAATTGTACAAATGGTATGCGCCCGGTGGTAAATCACAAGAATCATATCGCCTAGACAATATTGCCAATGTTGAGTTGGGTGATCGTAAATTATCTTATGATGATTATGATAATTTGCACGATCTATACAAAAGAAACTATCAACTGTTTATTGACTATAACATCAAAGATGCAATTCTAATTGAAAGATTGGAAGACAAACTAAAACTCATTGAATTGGGTCTTACTCTTGCATACGACACAAAATGTAATTATGAAGACATTTTTGCACAAACACGCATGTGGGATTCAATGACATATTCCTATCTGTTGAATCAAAACATAGTTGTTCCTCCTAGAGAAGTGCAAGATAAGGATTCGGCTTTTGAAGGTGCATTCGTTAAAGATCCACAAGTTGGTTCGCATCGATATGTGGCTTCTTTTGATTTGAATTCTCTGTATCCACATTTGATGATTCAATATAATATTTCTCCAGAAACACTAATTGAACCAGAAAACTATTCTCAGGATATGAGAAATATTCTTTCTCAAGGAGTTTCTGTTGATAAAATGTTGAAATGTCAAATTGACATGTCAAGTCTACAAGATGCAACTATCACACCAAACGGCCAATTCTTTAGAACAGACAAACAAGGTTTTTTGCCGAAGATGATGGAAGAAATGTATGAAGATCGTAAGAAATTCAAGAACATGATGCTTGCCGCAAAGCAAGAAAAAGAAAACGAAAAAGATTCTTCTAAAAAATATGAGATTGAAAAGCGCATTGCAAGATATAACAATCTTCAGTTGGCAAAAAAAGTTTCTTTGAATTCAGCTTATGGTGCATTGGGTTCTCAGTATTTCAGGTTCTATGATTTGAGAATGGCTCTGGGTGTGACTAGTGCAGGACAATTATCCATTCGGTGGATCGAAAAGAAAATAAATGAATACATGAATAAACTGATATCCACAGAAGGCGAAGATTATGTGATTGCTGCCGATACAGATTCGATATATTTGAAATTGGGACCTGTTATCGACAAGTTTTTCAAAGATCAGAGTGACAAAACTAAGATGATATCGATCATGGATAAAATCTGTGAAGATAAAATTCAACCATTCATCGACAAGTCATATCAAGAATTGGCTAACTATGTAAATGCATATGCACAAAAAATGCAAATGAAACGCGAAGCATTGGCTGACAGAGGTGTTTGGACTGCCAAGAAAAGATATATTCTGAATGTGTATAACAACGAAGGCGTTCAATATAAAGAACCTCAGATGAAAATCATGGGTTTGGAAATGATTAAATCTTCCACTCCATCGGCTATCAGAGAAAAAATGATCGATGCGGTAAAGATTATGATGACTGGCAATGAAGAACAAGTTCAAAAATTTATTGCCGATTTCAAAGAAGAATTCAAAAGATTGCCAGCGGAAGAAATATCTTTTCCTCGTGGTATCAATGGATTGGCGACTTATTCTGATTCGGTTACACTATATAAAAAAGGGACACCAATTCATGTGAGAGGTGCAATAACATACAATCACACACTCAAACAAAAGAATCTGACGAAAAAATATCCTCTGATTCAAGAAGGCGAAAAAATAAAATTCACTTATTTGAAAATGCCAAATACCTTAAAAGAGGATGTTATTGCATACCCGTCAAGATTGCCAAAAGAACTTGAGCTTGACGAATATATTGATTATGATGTACAATTTGAAAAAGCATTTTTGGAACCCATTCGCGTCATTTTAAATTGTATGGGTTGGAAAACAGAAAAAACAAATTCACTTGATGATTTTTTTAGTTGAAGGAATAACATGAGTATATTGGAAAAAATCAAAAAGAATAGCAGCATCAAAGACTCTGCTATTCTATCGAAATCTAAATTCTTTACAGAAAAAGATATAATTCAAACCTCCATACCAGCAGTCAACATTGCATTGTCTGGCCGTTTGGATGGAGGACTAACACCAGGTCTTACCATGTGGGCAGGACCTTCAAAACATTTTAAAACGGCCTTCTCATTGTTGATGGCCAAATCTTACTTGGAGAAATACGATGATGCGGCACTTCTTTTCTACGATTCTGAATTCGGTACGCCACAATCTTACTTTGATTCTTTTGGGATTGATACAGATAGGGTTTTACATACTCCTATTACCGACATTGAGCAATTAAAATTTGATATTATGAATCAACTTCAAAATCTAGAACGGAATGATCGTTTGATTATTGTTGTTGATTCAATTGGTAATTTGGCTTCAAAGAAAGAAGTTGAAGATGCACTGGATCAAAAATCAGTTGCCGACATGTCAAGAGCAAAACAAATTAAATCCTTGTTTCGTATGGTCACACCACACCTGACTATGAAAGACATTCCAATGATTGTTGTCAATCACACATATAAAGAAATTGGAATGTTCCCTAAAGATATTGTTGGTGGCGGTACAGGTTCTTATTATTCAGCCGACAATATCTTTATTATTGGTCGTCAACAAGAAAAAGAAGGCACGGAAATAACCGGTTACAATTTTATTATCAATGTAGAAAAATCTAGATATGTCAAAGAAAAATCTAAAATACCTGTTTCTGTATCTTTTGATGGTGGTATTAGTAAGTGGTCTGGCTTACTTGACCTTGCACTTGAATCAGGACACGTTATTAAACCATCAAACGGATGGTATTCTAAGGTGGACAAAAGTACTGGTGAAGTAGAGGAAAAGAAATATCGTGAAAAAGATACAAACACTTCCGACTTTTGGTTGCCAGTTTTAAAGCAAGCATCATTTCAGAAATTTATTGAAGAAAAATATAGAGTTGCTGCTGGCGATATCATACAGCCAGATTTCGATGAGATAGAGGATTAAGATGATCGAAGGATTAGATTATTGTTTCATTTATCCCAAAGACGATAAAAGTTCCGTACATATAAAATTTCTAGATGGTCCTTATAAAGATACCGTTTTTAAGTATGGTAAAGTCAGTTTTAAGGAAGAAAATGAATTAGTATATTTACAATATGCTTTTGATGTGTTAGAATCTACTGTTAAGAAACCAAGAAAATTAGAAAAAGACACAGACTTTAAAAATTATATTGGTGATTTATTGGTAGAAATAATGTCATCAAACATTGAACAGGATATTATTGATGAAACTGGAACAAACGATTCTGAAAAATCTGATTTACAATGAGGAATACTTACGAAAAGTTTTGCCTTTTCTTAAATCAGAATATTTTTCTGGAACAGAAAGAATAATTTTTGATGAAATATCATCATTCACAAACACTTATAATAACACGCCGTCGATTGAAGCGATTGGATTGGCCGTCAAAGAAAGGCGTAATCTCACAGATGACGAAGTGGAGAAGTGTGAAACTTATTTTCAAGAGATTGAAAAAACTAAAGACGAAAGATCCCAGATTCAATGGATTATTGACAAGACCGAAAAGTTTTGCCAAGAAAAATCTATATACAATGCTGTATTGGCCTCTATCTCCATTCTCGATGGAAAAGACAAGACACATGAGAAAGGTCAGATTCCCAAGATATTATCGGACGCTTTGGCCGTAAGTTTTGATGCATCTGTTGGTCATGATTATTTGGAAAACTCTGATGAACGATATGAATTTTATCACAAACATGAAGAAAGGATTCCTTTCGATCTTGAATATTTCAATCGAATCACTAAAGGTGGATTGCCAAAGAAAACATTGAATATTGCTTTGGCAGGAACCGGCGTTGGTAAATCTTTGTTCATGTGTCATGTTGCTGCTGGTTGTCTTGTACAAGGATATAATGTTTTGTATATCACCATGGAAATGGCTGAAGAAAAGATTGCCGAAAGAATCGATGCAAATTTGTTGAATGTAACTGTTGATGATTTGATGAATTTACCAAAAGATTTGTACGATAGAAAGATATTCAAACTCAGAGAAAAAACAGTTGGTAAATTAATCATCAAAGAATATCCAACGGCAGCCGCATCAACAACCCACTTCAGAACACTTCTAAATGAACTCAATCTTAAAAAATCTTTTGTACCTAGTATCATTTTTGTTGATTACCTTAACATTTGTTGTAGTAGTAGGATTAAAACAGGATCTAATGTTAATTCATACACCTATGTCAAGGCCATCGCTGAAGAATTGCGAGGTCTTGCCGTTGAGTACGGAATACCAATTGTTTCTGCGACACAAACAACAAGAAGTGGATATTCTTCTTCCGACCCCGGACTTGAAGACACAAGTGAGTCTTTTGGTTTGCCCGCTACAGCTGACTTGATGTTTGCATTGATTTCTTCCGAAGAACTGGAAGAACTCGGTCAAATCATGGTCAAACAATTGAAAAATCGTTACTCAGACCCAACAATGTATAAGAGATTTACTGTTGGTATTGACAGGTCGAAAATGAGATTGTATGATATCGAACAATCAGCTCAAGATGGATTGGCAGATGCTGGTCATGGTGGTCCATCAGATAAACCATTGAACACATTTGGCAATCGGGAAGTGAAAAACAAATTTAATGGATTTAAAATATGATATTAAAATTTCTTGATAAAATTGGTCGTAAACGAATCGTAATGGACCGAGAATCAAATGAACCATATTTGGAAAGATATTACCTTTTTTTGAAAGATCGTAAGTGGTTTCCATTCAATGTGTTTCTACACAAATTTTTAAAATCGGATCCAGATGATGTTCACGATCATCCATGGCCATATGCCACACTGATTCTCAAAGGTGGTTATTATGAATGGGTACCACAGTTCAATTCTCTAGGTGAAAAGATAGGTGAAATTCGACACTGGAGAGGTCCTGGTCATTTCAGAGTTTGTAGTGCTACATCGTATCATAGAATAGAAATTAATCCCAATGTGGACTGTTGGACATTGTTTATGCCAGGTCCACAACAAAGAGAGTGGGGATTTCTTGTTAATAATAAGTGGATACAATGGGAAAAATATATCGAAAAGAGAAAGAATGAATCTATCGTTTGATGATGCACTACACTGTGCAAAAGTATTTGAAAATTATTTTGGTAATTTTAATCGCATAGATGACTACATGCGGGATCAAAAATTGGCCTCATTGGCTGAATTGCCAACTAATCCATTAATTAGTTTGGATGATGATCTGTTTCAAGATTTTTCAATTCATCCAAAAGAAATGGACTTCGAAGTGTTTGAACCTCCACAATCTACTTGGGAAACACTTCTCAACATTACATCATCACATATAAATGTTGCTCCTGTCGGCCGACAAATTCGTCTAGCTGTTCAAGAAAAAAACACAAAAAAATTTGTTGGTTTTATACGTCTTGGATCACCAGTTATTAATATGAAACCAAGAAATGAAATGCTTGGCCAAGTTTTTACACAAAAACCAGAGTGGGCAACACGCTTCAATCATTCTGCAATGATGGGTTTTGTAATTGTTCCAACACAACCTTTTGGATACAATTATCTTGGTGGTAAATTGCTGGCTGCTATATGTACATCACATGAAGTAAAAGAAATCATTAATAAAAAATATGGCATGAATTTGTGCCTTTTTGAAACTACCAGTTTATATGGCAGTTCGAAAACAGTATCTCAATATGATGGTATGAAACCTTATATTCGTTATAAAGGTTTAACTGATTCTGATTTTGTTCCTTTGATGCACGGAAAAGTTTATGAAGATTTAAGAAACTTTGTCGAACAAAGAGTTGGAGAAATTGTAGAACCTGACGCTTCGAGCAAGAAACTTAAAACTACTATGAAAATTATTGCACTGACTAAAAGTGCATTGAAGTCCGACAAAAATGCTTTGGCAAGTTTTAGTGATGTAATTGAAAAGGCTAAGAATTTGACCGAACAGAAAAGATATTACATTAGTGATTATGGTTATAAAAACACGAACGATTATATCAATTGCAAAACAGATACTCTGATTCCTGGTGAAAACTATGATAAACACCACATGTCAAACTTAATTGAATGGTGGAGAAATAAAGCTATCAATCGTTATGAAACATTGAAAGTGGAAAACAGGTTACGTAATGAATTAGAAGTTTGGACCTCAGGTAAAGAGATTCAAATTATAAGATAAATATTTTCATTTATAAACTTGAATCATGGACACCACATCACTTGCCGAATCGTCACAAGCTTTTTTTTGTGCAATCGCTGATTATTTAAGGATTAAAAATAAAAACATAGATGATTTTTTAAATCCAAAGGATAAAAGTAAAGATTTGGATACGTTTATAAAATTTGAAAAAAAATGGAAAAGTGAATTTGACGGCAGAATAGATTCTCTAAAAAAAATATACGATAAGTTTACTGAGGCTTCTGTTGGTCAAATGAAAATTCCTTATGGTGAAATAGAAGGCTTTTTAATTGATGAACCTAGCTGGTATATTTCTTCTTGTTTGATTGGCAAAAAAATAGTTGAAGACATATCCTCAATATCCGAGGGGTTTAGAAAAAAACCTAGCACAAATGATATTTGGTATTTTCGTGGCGATAAAAATGTTATGAAAAATATAGAGTTATTGTTTAAGGCGGCAAATGATAACAAACCATCACCATCTTTTGGTGACATTAATAAATGGTCGCCGGCTGATATATATTTTGCTACGGACAAAGCTAGAGACAGAATCGCTGCATCGGTTGCGATTTATACAGGAAAAAAAGCTCAAACGTATGATTTCGATATTCTAAACAACATGATTAGTGAAATGATTGATAGTGGTGATCTGTTGCCAATTTCATTAAAAAAACAGACGAATTCAGTAACTATTAAAAAAGTTAATTTTGATCGCGTTGAAGAAGAAACTGAAATCTTAAAATATAAATTTTATGGATTTGTACGTGAATGGAAAAAGTACACACCAGATCAACCACAAACAAGAGATTTGAAAATAAAATTTTCCAATTCAAATCAAGAATATATAAAAATAAGACATGATGCGTCTACTGCGTCAGTTAAAATTGAATTTGAAAGTAAAGATATGGAAGCAAGAGGTGGATCAATTGGTTCATGGGATATTTTTTGTGAGATATTTTCAAAATTTGATTCTGTATTGGCCAGTAAATTAAAAAGTGAGTACAGAATAGAAAATGAAAAATACAAAAAAGAAGCTAAAAAATTGAGAGATGAGATGGAAACAAAATTAAAAAGATTGAGAAGCGAAAGTGCCAAAAAGATGATTCGTGCTCAATTCGATCAAGAAAGAGGTGCTTTAAGCGCGATGATGATCACAAACACTATTTTTCCGCCTATAATTGATTGGCTTGAAAAAAATAAAAGAAGTAATTCAATGAGTGAAGATTATGTTCCCCCATCAGATAGGTTACTACAACAATTATTTAAATACATTACTTCTAGAAGTTCAGACTCCGGTAAATTTGTAATAGCTAAATAAATTAGAAAGAAACATCATGAGTGCAACAGTGATCATACCAACCACAGGTTCATCCGAACTCAGCCAAGCTGTTCGTAGTGTTATGAATCAAACAATTCCAACGAAGTGTTATGTCGTAGCCGATGGTGTACAAGCACATTCAAAAACAAGAATTATCACCGATGATTTTCTGAGTAAAAAGAATATTGAAAGGTGTTTTTTGCCACTCAATGTTGGCGCAAATGGTTTCTATGGCCATAGAATATATGCAGCATTCACACATCTTATTGATACAAAATATGTTTTATATTTGGATCAAGATTGTTGGTTCGAACCGGATCATGTTGAAAGGTGTATTGAAAAGATAGAGAAAAACGATTTACAATGGTGTTACTCACTTAGAAAAATATATGATAAAAATGGAAACTATCTTTGTGAAGATAATTGTGAATCTTTGGGTAAATGGCAAACTTATCATGGAGTGAATCACATAGATACTAATTGTTATTGTATCAAAACTGAAGTTGCGATAAAATTGGCACAAGTTTGGCATGGAGGTTGGGGACAAGATAGGGTATTCTATTCGATATTGCAAGGCGCATTCAATAAGTATGATTGCACAAATAGATATACAGTGAATTATCGTGTCGATGGCAATGCAGGTTCTGTGACAAAAGAATTTTTCATAAATGGAAATAATGTAATGAAACAAAAATATAATGGAGAATACCCATGGGCAAAAATTTAATTATTGGTGCTTTTACTGGTTATAATTTCAATCAACTAAAGCCTTGGGTTTTGTCTATTGATAACTGCGGTTTCAAAGGCGACAAAGTTATGGTTGTTGGTGAGTGTTCTGATGAAACAAGAAAAGAACTTGTGAAACATGGATTCATACTTCATGACATGATTAAAATGCAAGCACCAATACATGTCGCAAGGTTTTTATCAATCTATGATTTTTTAAGTAAAAACAAATATGAAATTGTAGTAACCACCGATGTTAAAGATGTATATTTTCAAGAAGACCCTTGTAAATGGATTTTTGATAATATAGGAAATAAAAAATTAATTGCTGGCTCAGAATCTATTAGATATAAGGATGAACCATGGGGAAATGAAAATCTGATGCAAGCCTATGGACCTTGGGTGCATAACCTTTTTAAAGACCAAGAAATTTATAATGTTGGAACCATTGGCGGTGAATGTGAATATGTCAAAGATTTGTGTTTTAATATTGTAACGAATGGAATTAATAGACCTATTCCAATAGTAGATCAAGCCGTTTATAATGTGTTGTTAAATACACAACCATATAAAGATGTGGTTTTGTTTACTCAACAAAAAGACGGCTGGGCAGTTCAACTTGGAACAACAGGTGATCCTTCAAAAATTAATTCTTTTAGGCCATTTTTAACAGAAGACGAACCTGTTTTTGATTATGAATCTGGATTAGTAAAAACAAAAGATAATAAATCATTTTGCATTGTTCATCAATACGACAGAGTTCCTGATTGGAAAAATGTTGTAATGATGAAATACAAACAAGAAGATCCGAACAATTACTTTACATATAGGATTTAAAATGAGCGACACAATTGTTATCAACACAGAGACACAAGCATTTAATCATCAAACCGATTTCAAATGTTCTGGTTATGGTTTAGGATCCATGGTACAAAATATGGATGGTCCTAAAGTATTGGAAATTGGATGTGATATTGGTGACACATCTGAATTTCTTTTGAGTTCAAACAGAGGCTTACAGTTGACAGGCATTGATCCTTATCAGAACTATGTTGATTGGAATGGCAGACCACTAGATGACCGTGATTATATTCATGATCGATTTATGAAACGTATGAAAAAATACAACAATCGTTTCAAACTTTATAGAGACTATTCCGACAATATCTATAATCAATTTGAAGATGAATATTTTGATGTTATCTTTATTGATGGATTACACACATACGAACAACTCACCAAAGATTGCCAAAATTACTACAGTAAATTAAAGACTGGAGGCATCTTTTCTGGCCACGATTACAATGCAATTGCTGGTGTAAAACAAGCTGCAAATGAATTTGCAGAATTGAAACAAAAACAAATTTTGATGACCGATTGTGATGTTTGGTATTGGATTAAATGAAAACTTGTGTAATATTATCTGGACAATATAGAACTTTTTCTCAAACTTGGTTAAACATCAAAAGATTCATTGATTTAAATGAAGCAGATGTTTTTTGTCATTTGTGGTCCACAGATGAAAGAGAAATGAATAGTGTATTGGATAAATTGAATCCAAAAGAATATTTATTTGAAAATAATAAAAATCACATCGAAGTTTTCGAAACGATAGAAAACAACATCCGTTCAAAAAATCCGAAAGGTCCAAATCAAGATAAATTGGCTGGAAATGCATCAATGAATTACAGCCGAAAATCTGCATTTAATTTGGTACCAAAAGATACATATGATACAATTGTTTATTGCAGATATGATATAGGATTTAGAGGTCTATTCAAAATAGGAAACATCGATAGAATTGTGGTGCCAATCGAAGAATCTTATAATTTAATTTCAGATATCTTTGCTGTTATGCCGGCTGAAATGGCAAACAGTTATTTCTTGTATGACGATTATGAAAGACTACACTCAACACAATGGGAGCCTAAATTTTTAGACTGGTTGAGAAACATCAAAAAATATCCAGAACAAGATGTTCAGATTCACCTACATACAAGATATTGTCCTCATTTACTTTTGATGCGTAATATTGTCATGAATGATCACAATTTTGTTATAACAGATTTACCGGTATATTTGCAACGATGAAAATAGCTCTATGTTTTTGTGGACAAATAAGGTCTTTTCAAAAAGGATTTGAATATTACAAATCAAACCTTTTAGAACATTATGATGTTGATGTATACATTCATTCTTGGTTGCCAAAGAATGAAGAAGTATTAAGTTTATATAAACCGGTTTCTCATAGTTTCGTTTCTCAACCTGAGGGTAATTTCAACGACATTTATACTAACACACCGAACGCACAGAAACATCCTCCCAAATTCACATACAACATGTTATTGTCAATGTACATGGTGAGTAAGATGTTAAAAACAAAATATGATTGGGTAATCAAGAGCAGAACAGATTATGCTTTGAATGTGAAAATACCCTTTTCAGAACTTGACAATTCTAAGTTGTATATACCAAATTGCAGGATGGTTCCAGAGAGAGATTTTGGTAATGATCAATTTGCATTCGGTTCACAAAGTACAATGAATAAGTATATGTCAACCTTCTTGTACATTGATGAGTACTACAAAGCCGGTAATCAATTTATTGGTGAAGACATGATGAGAGCTAATCTACATAAACACAATCTTCACGGTGAAAATTTGGTTTATGTAAACATGCAAAATCCTTTTCCACCTGGACCACATAACGGAACATGGCATTCTTTAATTCGTGATGATTATGAACAGTGGAAAAATAATTAAAGAATTTAATGGCCATTCTGGATGCAAAATATTCCTGAAAGAAAATAAATCGGGTTTATATGTAGAAAAAACTGGCAACATAGAAAGAAATTTCAATCAAATGAAGTTTCTATATGATTCTGGTTATCCTGTTCCTAAGATTTTCTCGTCAGATAAAAATTTTATAACCATGGAATACATTCATGGATTGGATATGAAAAATTATCTGATACACAACAATACACACCAGTTATTTAATTTTTTATGTCAATTGCTTGATAGTTTTTCTGAAGATTCGGAAATTAAAGACTATACCGAAACTTATTACAATAAGTTGAAGTGGTTGGATGACTGTGATGAAATGCCATTTACAAAAGAAGAACTTATTGCCAAGTTACCTAAATTATTGGTAAAATCCACCTATCATGGTGACTTGACACTAGAGAACATCATGTACACTGATCCAGGATTTCACCTGATCGATCCCGTCACGATAGAATATGATTCATACATATTTGATATTGCGAAACTCAGACAAGACCTGGAATGCAAGTGGTTCTTAAGAAACACCAACGTCAAGTTAGAAGTCAAATTACAGAATCTACAAAACAAACTAAGAAGACAATATGAAGATGCTTTCGATGATAATCTTCTAATATTGATGTTATTGAGAGTCTATCTACATACTAAACAAGGTGATGACAATCATAAATTCATTATGAAGGAAATAAACAGACTATGGAAATAATTGTACCCGCAGCAGGACTATCCACAAGATTTCCTGACATGAAACCAAAATACCTCTTGTATGATTACAAGGGTGAAATGATGTTGATGAACGCACTGAGAAAATATAGACAACTCGGCACGAAAATCAACATTGGCATTTTAAAAGAACACCAAGACAAGTATGCTGTCATAGAACAGATACGACATGAGTGGGCCGACAATGTTAATTTTATTGTGATCGACAAACCAACCAGAGGACCTGCTGATACTGTGTATCGTATTCTGGTTGAGTCTGGTGTAGAAGGAGAATTTCTGGTCAAAGACTGCGATAGTTTCTTTGACCACGAAAATACACCTGGTAATTACATCTGTGTTTCGAATATCTCCGAACATGAGATTTTAAAGAAGTTGGCATCAAAAAGTTTTGTTATCGTTAACGATCAAGACATTGTGACCAATATTATAGAGAAACAGGTTGTTTCTGATACTTTCTGTGTTGGTGGTTATAAATTTGAAAGTGCCGAACAATACAAGTCGGCTTTCGAATATGTTTCACAAATGAATGGTGAAATCTTTGTTTCTGATATTATTGGACGCATGTTAGACCAAGGCCACATTTTCACTAAGAGAAGTGTCACAAACTATGTTGATGTTGGAACCGCAAACGATTGGTTTGAATACAATGACAAACCAGTAATCTTTTGTGACATTGATGGAACAATTATCATGGCACAATCTAGATTGGATCTAGAAAGTGGTTGTCCTGTGGTGCCTCTAGATAATAATGTAAAAAGGTTGTTGCAACTTCAAGAGAATGGCGCACAGTTTATTTTCACCACCGCCAGAGAACTAGATTATGAAGCAATGACACATCGAATGTTGAATCAATTGGGATTCAAGAAATTCAGATTGATTTGTGGTCTACAGAATTCTAGAAGAATCTTGATCAATGACTACAACAAGGCGAATCCATATCCTAGAGCAGAAGCCATCAATTTATACCGAGATTCTGATAACCTGAGTGATTTTCTATGATACCAGATAAGAATTTGTACATTGTTACTTCAGCTTTAAGACCTGTGACCGGGGTTTGGACACCAGAACAGAGGTTTGAACAAACAATAAAGACTTTACAAAGCATCAGAGAGAAAGATAGTAAAGCAATCATATTACTAACAGACAGCTCAGTCAAAGAAGTCTCAGAAGCAGATAAACAGACAATAAGTGGTTTTTGCAACTTTTATTATGATTTAACACAAAATGAAGATGTTAAAAAACTATCTTCTATTGGCCACTCCAGCATGGCAGAAACTGCACTTCTATTTCACACACTATCTCATGCCAAAATGCAGCCCTTCATAAAAGATTGCAAGAGAATATTTAAATTTTCTGGAAGAAGTATGCTTGAGGCCGATTTCGATGCAGAGGAACACAATATTTTCGGAAAATATGTTTTCAAAAAGCGCATACCCACTTGGATGGGCCAACCACAGTTCGGTGCCAGCCATTTATTAATTACAAGAATGTTTTCTTTTTGCCCATCACTTTTAGACAATTACCTTGAAGTGCTTGTCAAAAACTTTAATTTATTGAATTCCTTAGACACCGAACACGCACACTTTGTAAATATACCAAAACAACATCTTGTGGAATTTGATAAATTGCATTGTTTTGGTTGGTTATCTGGAGGTTCTATTGAACATTATTGATTCTTGTGATAAAATATTATAAATAAAACCACGGGCAACCAAAGTGTGTTGCATTCTAGAGGTACTATGTTAACTTTCAAAAGTTTCCTAAAAGAACAAATTGATCCAGAAGAAGGTGCAAGCCGTCAAATTAAGCATTTGACTCACGTTGAAGATCGTCCATTGCAGACAGGTGAGTCCGGATTTGACCACGCAATTAATTCTTTGATGGGAGCCGCGGATCACATTTCAAAAGGAAAAAAGACCTCTGAGTTAACAACAAAGTATGATGGTTCGCCGGCAATAGTTTATGGACACCATCCCAAAAATGGTAAATTTTTTGTTGCCTCGAAATCAGCTTTTAACAAAACACCAAAAATCAACTATACTCCAGAAGACATAGTAAAAAATCATGGCCATGCACCTGGATTAGTTAGTAAACTAAAAGACGCACTTGTTCATTTGCCAAAAATTTCACCAAAAGAGGGTGTTTATCAAGGTGATATGATGTTCGGCACAGCTAAAGGTGACAAAGTTAAGGAAAAAGATGGCGGTCATTCATTTCGTCCTAATCCTTCTGGACTAACCTACACGGCTCACGGTGAAGAATCGAATAAAGTCAAAAAAGCAAAAATTGGTGTTGTTACACATCTCTCCTATCATGGTGAAGATGCTTCTAGTCTGAGCGCTTCACATGAAGTAAATCACGAAAAGTTCAAACAACATCCAGATGTTTATTCAGTTGATCCTAGAATGGACACCAGTAAAGTACACTTTGGTTCAAAAGAAAAGAAAGAATTCAACAAACATATAACACTGGCAAAAAGTGTACACGACACACATGGAACAGACATGTATCCTGGAACAAGAGATCACCAAGGAGTTGGTAAACACTTAGAATCGTATATGAATCACACGGTGAGATCCGGTGAAGAACCTAATCATGAAAATTTTAAGAAATGGATTGAAAATAAAGCTAGTAAAGATATAGAAAAATTAAAAGTTGAAAAAAATAAAGAAGCCAAACAGTTGACTTTATCAAATGAGTTAAGTAAAATAGAAAGAAATAAAAAACACTATAACAATCTTTTCAAATTACATAAACATTTGCAAGACGCTAAAAATGTTTTAATTGGTGTGATGAATCAACAACAAGACTTTCAACACAAACATGCAGGTGAAGATGCTAACCCCGAAGGATATGTATTCCATCACAACAATGATACGGACAAATTTGTCAATCGTGCTGAATTCTCTCGTAGAAATTTTGCAGGCATAAGGAACATATAAAATGACTTTATCATTTAAGAGTTTTTTGATTGAAGGCCGCGGAAAAATGACAGCTTCTGGTTCAGCTGGTGAAGACCATGTTAAAAAATACGTAACGCCATATATTGGTGCAAAGGAACACACACATACACTAGCATTGGAACATGAAGAACTGCCGGCTGGTTCACAAGTTAAACTGAAATCAGTTTCTCAAATTAATGGTAAATATCACGTTAAAGCTGAAGATAAAGTCGGAAATGAGCACGTTATTCCAATATCAAAGCTATACAAACCAGGCGAAACACCAAAAAACAAAGGCCATGATTATGAAACTAGATTTGTGGAAAGAATGAAATTACACAATATTATGCCATCACATTTATCTGGTGCGGGTTCCACGGCAGGAACAGATTTTGCAATTGAAAATAAAAAGAAAAATATCTTTCATCCTGCCACAGTTGATGGAAATCTATTAAATGGTGAAACTAAGGATGGCGTAACAGCCGCAATGGGACAATTGACGATACATTTTGCAAAAGGAAAAGGCTGGCACATTGGTGATAAAGCTAGAGAAAAACGTCCGTTATACGCAAAACAAATTGAAAAATCTGGCATAATTGAACACATGAACAAACATTTTCCTGATCCAGAAAAAACTGAAACAACTTCTTCTGGTCGAGCAAAAACTATTGAAATTAAACATCCAGATTTAAGTCCGGCGGAAGCATACTTACAAGATCATCACGTTCACGTAGTACAGGTCGGCGGCCATGGAACATACAGTGTTGGTAAAACCGATGCTACCGGCCATGGACTTCCAAGAATAAGTGGAAAAGGCATGTGGAGAATTCGTGAAAAACAAAAAGGAAATAAATTAGCAAGAACCGTTGCTTTTCACCCAGACGGCAAAAAAGGTTTAAATAAAAGCCATGTCGATTTAGATAATGATGAGCATTTATTTGCTTTTAAAAAATCAATAGGACACAAAGATTAAATGGACTCGTTTCTGAAAAGATTACAAGATCAATCCAAGACAGAAAAACCTGTCGTTATGGCTTTTGGTAGAATGAACCCTGTAACAACGGGTCATGAAAAATTGGTCAACAGAGTGAAAGAAATCGCAAAAGATTATCATGCGCCGCACGTTATTGTCGTTTCACATTCCGTCGATTCAAAAAAGAATCCTCTGATGGTCAAAGATAAACTAAAACATGCAAAAAGATTTTTTCCAAACACCAATATAATTTCATCAAACAAAGAAAAACCAACATTCCTACAACATGCTGCAGCACTCAATGCAATTGGCCATGATCATTTAATTATGGTTGCTGGTTCAGACCGTGTTCCAGAATATGAACAAAAATTGAAACAATACAACGGAACATCTTCTGGTTCACTATACAATTTTAAAAAGATTGAAGTTAAATCTGCCGGTCAAAGAGATCCCGATTCTGACAGTGTTGAGGGTATGTCAGCCTCAAAAATGAGAGAACATGCAAAAAATAATGATTTTGTTTCTTTCAAACAAGGTGTGCCGAAACATGTTTCAGAAAACCATGCCAGAGAACTATTTCGTGATGTTAGAAAGGGTATGGGAATAAATGAAAACTATTCGCGTGGTATGTTTAAAGCCATATTTGTAACTGGTGGGCCAGGTTCTGGTAAAGATATTATTCTGAGAGAAGCTATCTCTGAAAACAAAGCAGTTGAACTGAATGTTACCCAAATTTATGAATATCTGCAAGATAAAATGACTTTGGCTGAAAAAACAAATGACTATCGTAGAGATTCTATCAAAAATAGAATGCCATTGATTATTAATGGACCAGCTGATTTGGCTGAAAAAATGGTACACATAAAAGAAGAATTAGAAGAACTTGGATATGAAACGATGATGGTGTTCGTTGATACATCAAACGAAACAAGCAAAGAAAGAAACATGAAGTTGACGAAGATGGTATCAGAATCAATTCGTCAAGAAAAATGGATGCAATCACAAAAATACAAATCACATTATCGCAACAATTTTTCCAATTTTGTACATTTCAACAATAATGGCAATTTTGATGAGCTAGAAGAACAAATTACTGACACCTATCAAAAAATAAATACATTTATTGAGACTCAAAATTTTAACGAATCCGCATACCTGTGGTTCAAAGGAAATGAAAATAAAATCATAACAGTGAAGGAAAATGAAAATGTTAAAACGAATTCTAGATTGGTTGAAAGGTACAAACTCAAGCGAGAAACATCCACTGGACTTTACACAAAGAACAGCTCAAGTCGAACAGCCCCAGGTCCAGCCGACAACACCCCAGACAACCGAGCCAGTGACCCCAACACCGATGATATCAGATGGGACGCCCCAAAAAGAAGAGGTAGTTACATCTTCAGAACCTATAGTGAAGAAGACCAAGCCACGTACAAAGTCCAACCACAGCCAAAAGAAACAAACTTCAGCAAAGACAAAGAAAAAATAAAAAGAAAAGGCAAAGTTGACATGCCAACAGTAAGTCAGAGACTTAGGAATTTGGCAGGTATAGGTCCAGAATTTGACACTAGACAACAAGGAACAGTTTATCCTATGTCTGGATTAGGTGATGTTACTTATCGTGAACAAAAAGAATTCAGGTCTTTTAGAACTTTTAGAGAAGATTATAATGATCCAAGCAGTTCATCAATGGGTTTAGCTGGAGTTTTGAGTGGTTCTTCAAATAAAGAACCTCTAGAAAATGTGAAGGATAAATTAATACCAACAGTTGAAATTTCAAAAAAGAAGAAGAAAAAATGAAAAAATTCAAACAATTTCTAGAGTCTACTGCTGAAACCAATAGAATGGATGCAGCAGAAATAAAGAGACAGAAAAAACATCTGTTGGATAAAGCTAAAGAATATCAAGATCAGGCTGATAGAGAAAAGATGCAAGGTTCTCAGGGTGGTGCAGCAGAAGCTAAAGGTAAAGCTTTTGTATCGGCTGCAAACAACCTCAAAGAAGAAGATGATATTTCCGAAGCCATGAGGTCAGGTTTCGATTATGTTAGAGCTGCCAAAGCAAGAGAACAAATGAAAAAAAGAGGATTTGAACCGGGTGATCGTCCTTATACTTGGAAAAAAACAAGTGAACCCGTTAAAAATGAACCCGTTAAAAATGAACCGATGAAAAAAGAAGAAGTTGAATTGGACGAAGCCTCCCCTGCATGGCAACGAAAAGAAGGCAAATCTGCATCAGGTGGATTAAATCGTAAGGGCATTGCATCATATCGTAGAGCAAATCCTGGTTCAAAATTGTCTATGGCAGTTACAACTAAGCCAAGTAAATTAAAAAAAGGTTCAAAAGCAGCAAAACGCAGACTGAGCTTTTGTAGAAGAATGAGTGGCATGAAGGCTAAATTAACTTCAGCAAAAACAGCAAGAGATCCAAATTCTAGAATAAACAAATCACTAAGAAAATGGAATTGTTAAACAGTTTCACCAAAAAGCGAGGAAAAAATGATTAATATAAAAAAATTTGATGCAGTTGCCGACACCATCAAAAATGTTCTTCAACAAGAAGCTTTAAAAGGCGACCAACACAAAATCGATAAAAACAAGAACAACAAGATTGATGCTCACGATTTCAAGATTCTTCGTGGTGAAAAGCCAGAAGTTAAAAAAGAAGAAGTTGAAAAAGTTGACGAAACATCACATAACAATCCATTCGATCTTAAAAACTATAAAAGTCAATTACCTACTAAACCAGGTGAAAAGGCCGGATTTGATTCTAAGAAAATTTCAACAGGAACTGTTTATAACAGAAAACCTGTTAAAGATGAGCCAATGAAAAAAGAAGAAGTTGAACAGGTTGATGAAGCAGGTCAAGGTGATTTTTTGGACGAACCCTCTGCTCAGACAAGAGAAAGACATAGACTCCTAAGTCAGCCAACGACCAAAAAAGTAACACAAGATATTCTTAAAGATAAAATTAAAGATAGAATAGGCAAAAACCCATTCTATCCACATGACAAATCCATTCATGCCAAAAAACCTAAACTTCCAGAAGAAGTTGAGCAGATTGATGAATTGTCAAAATCAACACTGGGTTCTTATGTGAAAAGTGCAGCAAGAGATGTTGGTGCTTCTCGTTCACTTGGAGCCGACTTTAAGAATAAGGCAGAAAAATCTAGAAAACCTAGCGCAAAAGCAGCGTCATCTAGACTATCTGACAGATTTAATGCCGTTGCTCAAAAGCGTCACGCAGGCATCGGCAAAGCAGTTGAACGATTAACAAAAGAAGAAATTGAACAGGTTGATGAACGCACTCTAACCAAAGGTGAGACTGCTGAAAAAGAGCGTATCGTAAAAGGTATGAAAAAGAATCTTGCTGGTTTTAAAGCTCGTTATGGTGAGAGAGCTAAATCAGTGATGTATGCAACAGCGACCAAATCAGCAAAGAACGAAGAAAAAAAAAAGTAAATGAGGCAAAAAGGCCAGAAAGTGATGTTGTTCCATTTATTACAAATGAAACAAAACCAATGAAACATGTTAAACAACTGGCCAAAAACTCAATGAAAAGAATAAAAAACGAAATGTTGGGAAAAATTTCGAATTAAGGTAAAAAATGGACAAATCAAAATTGATCAAATCAATAGTGAAAAAAACGGTTGATATGACACCGAAATTTGGAACTGATCCTAGAGATCCTTGGTCTGTTAAATCCAACATTAATGAAACTGCTTTACTGGACAGATATCTTTCTTCTAGAGGTATAAATCCAAAATATGCAACCAAAGATATGAAAGTGGCTCACTCTAAAACCAGTCAATTCAAAAATTGGTTGCAATCACATATTGATGATTCTGTTCGTGGAATGAAAGAAGAAGTTGATAAAGCTGATAGAGTGATGTTAGATATTCCTTTTCTAATTCGTTTATTAGAATTTGCTAGAGAAGATGCAAAAACGGATATGGAATTACACAAAGTTGTTCAGAAGTTAATCTCTATAAGAAATAAAGGAGTATTAACCATGGACGATTATGATTTTGTTGTAAAATTAAAAGAAGAACTTGAAATTACAGATTTGATGATTGAACAAATGGAAAAAGATCCAGCCAAAAGAGCATGGCAAACCCTCGGTCAAAAACGATCTGAAATTTGGAGAAGAAAGAGATTGAAGATTGATGAAGTTTCACAACAGACCAAAGATAGTTATAAAGAAAAAGCAACTGCACAAGTTAAAGAATTAAAGCCACACACAAAAGGTGAATATGGTGATATTGTTAAACGCATGATACAACGCAGAGAAAAAGGTTTGGCTAGAGTTAAAGAAGAAGTTGAACAACTTGATGAATTGCAAAAATCAACTTTGACCAGTTATGCAACAAAAGCCAGAGCAGACGCTGAAAAATTGACAAAACAGGGTGATGCAGCATCAAAAAGAACTTCAGCCAAGTCCATGCAAACTGCTTTAGATAAATTTAGAAAAGCAACAAAAAGACACATGGGTGCCGCTAGTGCAGAATCCAAAGCGAGAATAAAAGAAGAAATTGAATCAGTTGAAGAAGATTTACGCAAATGGTTCAGTAAAACACATCCAGAGGGTGGTTGGAAAAGAATTAACAGCAAAGGTGAAGCAATTGGTCCTTGCGCTAGAGAACCAGGTGAACCAAAGCCAAAGTGTATGTCAAATGAAAAAAGAGCTAAACTAAGTAAAAAAGAAAGAGCTTCTGCCGTTGCTGCAAAACGCAAACATGATCCTGTTGCTGATAGAAGTGGCAAAGGCGGAAAACCTGTTAATGTTTCAAATTTCGGTAAAGGTAAGATAAGCGAAGAACAGTTGGATGAAAAAAATAGTCCAACAAATCCAAAGCTTTGGGCTAGAGCAAAATCTATGGCTCGTTCCAAATTTGATGTTTATCCTTCCGCATACGCAAATGGATGGGCATCAAAGTGGTACAAATCAAAGGGTGGTGGATGGAGAGCCACAAAAGAAGAAACTGAAATAAAAGAAGATAAATTTCAGGATCCATATGCAGCAACACAAACAGTAGGAATGGAAGTTGATACCGATTCTACACCTAAAATGAAAAACGAAAAAACAAAATCAGCTAGAATTATCAAATCTATATACAAGAAAAAAGGTATTAAAGAAGATTTGTATGACCATGAGAAAGACGATAAATCCGTAGCTTCTTATGGAAAAACAAAAATGCAGAAGAATGGAAATGTATCGGCCGATGGTAGTGGAATCAAAGCTGCCGCAGTTCTTTCTGGTGGAAAAACCATGACAGGTGAAAAGCGTGATACAATTGAAATCGATCCGATAATGAGACTAAGACCAGGTCAAGTAGACCAATTAAAGAAATAATAAATACCACCATAACCTTCGGTTAAAAGGAGAATATAAATGTCATCTTGGGGAAATAACGATAACGCAGCTAACGCTCCATATTGGGCCGTTAACTCAACAATTGTAAATGCAGCTGGCGTAAAGGCTTCAGCTGCAGCACCAACCGCAGCTAATGTTGCACTTTTGTATGGAAACACAACCGCCGATGTTTACACCGCAGGTGAAACAATTGGTCTTTTTGGTGTTGATGGCCAAGAAGCTGATGTGGCTGGAAACGGAACAGTACACACAGGTTGGGTATTAAAAACAACTGGTTCCGGTGGTCGTGCTGGTCGGGTTCAGCAAGAAGTGTTAGTCGCACTTTCTGAAATGAAAGGTCCAGATGGTGACGCACAAGTTTATGCTAACGTTCAAATTACACTAACTGGTCCATCTAACGCTACAGTTGTTGCGAACACTTCTAATGCAAACTCTGCAACATTCACTGTATCTCCAGCACTGGTTGGCAATACATCTGCAACACTGTCTTATCAGTGGCAAGTCAACAGCAACACAGGTGCTCTTGGTTGGACAAATGTTGCAAACAGCACACCAACCAACACAGGTTATGTTGGCGGAACAACAGACACATTGCTTGTCTATCCAAAGACAGCCGCAGCAAACGCATATGTGTTCCGTGCAGTTGTTACTGCCGCAGACCAAGGCGTTTCCGCAACATCTGCAAACGCAACAATTACAATTATGTAATCGGATGGGGGTGGCGAAAGTCACCCCCTCTTTTCGTAGATGTTTGATGATTTGAATGAAGATAATTTTATGATGTATGCGGTGAAAGCATATACTTCGCCACATTGTATCATGTCTGAATTTGAAGGAGATATTAAACGAACAAAATATCTAAAGAGATTATTCAGAAGATATAAAGTTACAAAATTATTGAAAGAGCGTTTAATATTAAATCACATCATTTTATTAAACAATGTTTTTGGAACAGAAGCAACAGCAAGAATATTGTTTTATAGAACAGATGAACGTGATTATGATATTTTAAAAACTTTTCTTTGTTATTTGAATATAATGCCTGATACTGTTTATGGAATCAGAGGAAAAAATATCTTTACCGCTGATATACCAATCGATACCAATGTAGCAGAAATATTAAGAAAAATATGAAAAAGTTTAGGGAATATTTTGACGAAAGATGTTGGCCAGGTTACAGGCCAGCTCCAGGCAAAAAAGCCTATTCCAAAGGAAGTTGTGTAAAAGAAGACGGCGCAGTCGCCGTAGCACCAACAAATACTTCTGGTGGAGGTAATGTGGCTGGCCTAGGACAACCTCCAGGAAGCAAATCAGGAGAACCTGGAGTCAGTAGAAAAAGAAAAAGTCCAGTGATGTTCTCCGTATACAGGAGAAAAACATAATATGTGGATATTAAATTGGTTGCCTGATTGGATTTTTTACGCAGTATTAGTAATAGGTTTAATAGGCTTTTTAGTAACCTATCTACTAAAATTCATACCAATTCCCGGAATATACATGTACAAGACACCGATTCAAATAGTGTCTTTAATTTTTATTGTGGTTGGTGTTTACATGTCTGGTGCAATATCAAATGAACAAGTCTGGCAGGCGCGAGTGAAAGAATTGGAAGTAAAACTCGCAGCAGCAGAAGCAGAAGGCGCAAAAGAAACAGTGAAGATAGTCGAGAAGGTAGTCACAAAACAACAGGTCATAAAAGAAAAGGGTGAAGAAGTTATTAGATATGTTGACCGCGAAGTTGTTAAATTTGACACAAAATTTTTGCCTGGTGGTGAATGTGAAATACCTAAAGAATTCTTAAAAGCTCTAAATACTGCTGCGAAACCACCAGAAGGTGGTGTGTGGGGTACGGAGAAAAAGAAATGAAATATATAATTATTTTATCAGCAATTCTTTTAACTGGTTGTGCATCAATTTCTGTACCAGTCAAAGCTAAATTTCCTGTAATGCCAGAAACATTGTTGGTAAAATGTCCACAATTGGATCAAACACCAGAAGATGCAAAACTAAGTGACATAAGTAAAGTAATTGCAAAAAACTATACAACTTATTATGATTGCGCGGTAAAACATGATGCGATTGTTGAATGGTATAAAATTCAAAAAACAATTTATGAAAGTGTAAAATAATGCAACTAACAAAAGAACAATTAAAAAAGTTGTTGCCAAAAAATCCATATATTGATTATTGGTACAACGCATTGTCTCAATTACTACCTGACTATGAGATAAACACACCACAACGAATTGCTGCATTTATTGCACAATGCGCTCATGAATCCGGTAATTTTATGATTCTACAAGAGAATTTAAATTATAGACCAGCTACATTGAGAAAAATATTTCCAAAGTATTTTCCAACCGATGAACTAGCAAACGAATATTGTTCAAGACCAAACAAACAAGAAGCAATTGCAAACAAAGTATATGCAAATCGCATGGGTAATGGTGATGAGGCTTCTGGTGATGGTTATCGTTATCGTGGCCGTGGACTTATTCAATTGACAGGTAAAGATAATTACACATTCTTTGCGGGTTCTTTGAGTATTTCTGTTGAAGAAGCCGCAGAATACATGGGAACATTCGAAGGTGCCGCACAATCAGCATGTTGGTTTTGGGAAACAAATAAATTAAATCAATGGGCTGACAAAGGCGATATCGTTACATTAACAAAGCGTATCAATGGTGGTACCATTGGACTTGATGATCGTATTAAACATTATGAACACGCACTACATGTTCTAGGAGTTTAATATGTTTAATGATAGAAAACTATTCTTATCATTATTAGTTTTATTGATTTTGCCTTTAGGCCTTGCAGTATTTGGTGGAGATAGATTTAGATATCCTTGCCAAGACCCCGATAATTGGGAAAAAGATTTTTGCAAAATGCCAAAGTGTGATGTGACTCGGACATGTCCAGAACACATATTCAAAGGTCAGCGTGATCCAAGATTAGGACCACCACCAAACTCAAGAACAGAAGTACCAATACAAAGCGCAGCGCCAGCTCAATGTCCAGCGCCAGTACAAGGAGCAAATTGTGGAAAATAATACATTAATTTATACCGAAGAACAGTTGATGGCTCGACTGAAATTTTTCATTGGTGTTTGTCTTGCACTTACACTAACAGGAATTGTTTTTGTTGTTTTATACTCAATCATATTTGTGACACAGCCATTGAATGCAATGTCACCAATTGACCAAAAATTCTTTGAGTTGATTGTTCCTATTGCAACATTCTTGACTGGTACATTGTCTGGCATAATGCTTTCCGGTGCAAAAAAAGAAGACCAAGAAGCAATGTTGGCTGCACAAAAACAAGCAAATGAAACCTTTGCTGAAACAAAGAAAGCAATGACAGCTCCTCCTAGAAAAGAACCAACTTTAGATATTTCTATGCCACCTATGGGACCTATGGGAGGAGTTGCAAGCACACCAACACTTGATCCTATGCCACAGGTTGTAACAGGATTTGGTGGCAAACCCGCACCTGCACAAGCACCACAACCATTACTATGATGTACGGATTGTTAAACGATGGCCATAATGGCACACTTAGTAGTAGGAGAGTAGTTACCTTTATCGCTTTCCTATTATGTGCTATTGCATTCATTGCAAACTTGTTTTGGGGTTTTGAGGTTAAGCAATTCATGTATGAAAGTATGATTTATCTTGCTATGGTTGGTTTGGGCGTAACTGTAGCGGAAAAATTCGCGCCTATAAATAAAGAAAACAAAAAGGGGTTACTATGAAAAACATTTTAATTTCAACAGTCATTGCACTCACATCATTAGGTTTCGTTGCAACCACACAAGCAGAAGAAAAAAAAGAAACCAAAACAGTTTGTGTTGATGTAAAAGATAAAGAAGGTAAGCCAGTTAAAGACGCAAAAACTGGTAAAGTTAAACAGAGCTGCAAAGAAATGAAAGTTCATAAGAAGCTCGAAGGAACAAAGGTACCGGAGAAAAAATAATGCCTTCTCAAGCCGAAAGACTTGGTGTTGTAGAAACCAAAGTTGAAAAT